GCAAGAGGCTGGCTACCCGTAAGTTTGCATACAGTAGATAGGGATATAGCCGAATATTTTAGAAAGAACCGAGTACTACAGACTGATGATTATGACCATTTGGATAGAATGAGGGAAGCGTTGCTTGCCCAGATGGAAATAAGCATGGAAAAACTGGCGTTGCATGTAGCTTCAAAGCAAAAAGGAAAACTGCTCTACGACAAAACTGGTAAGCCTGTGCAACTAGATTCTTGGAAGCCCTTTGAGATGGCAGATGCTCTGGAAAAATTACATAAGATGCAGATGAATTTTGCAGAGCTTCAAAACTGGAATTTGGGTAGAAAGAATTTAAGTATAAACCTAACGCAAAATACACTCAATGCTGTTTTTGAAACAGCGGATACTGATTTGGATAGAACAAAGAAGAGCGTTAAAAATGAATTTATAGAGCAGTTACGTCTTTTAAAAGATAAAATGAAAGAGGAAGAAGAGGGCAGTATTATAGATGCCAGTATATAGTTTAAAGTATAAAGCTAATGTCCGATTTAATTTCCAAAATACCACATTGGTTGGAGCGTTGCCCCGAAGGGGTGAGAGAGTTGCTGTTACGCCAGTTGGAGATAGTTAGTAATTCGGAAGACTTGGAATTGTTTATAGAGTATCTGGAAAATACCAGAACGCAAAAGTATCCAAAAATTTCCTTGGATACTTTTTTAAACAGTCCTGTTTATTTGGGCATTGGTGCGTACGTTTATCCAGAGATACGAAAAATAATCAAAGAGATTCTATCGGGTAAGTATTTAGAAGCGGTTGTTGTTTGCGGAATAGGCGCTGGTAAAACTTTGGCATCCAATATTATTACTTGTTATAAAGCCCATGAGTTATTGTGCTTAAAAGACCCGCACATGTTTTTTCATTTAATACCAGACAAGCCCATTGGACTAATTAATATGGGTACAACGGCAACACAAGCGTTGGAGGTAGGATTTTCTGGTATTAAAAGGTTTGTAGAAACTAGCCCGTGGTTTCAGGGATTTAACCCACACATGACGCAGGGAAAAATAAGATTTCCAGAAAAAAATATTTTAATAATGTCAGGTAATAGTAAAAGTACCACGCCACTAGGGCATAATATTTACAATGCTACGCTGGATGAAGCGGCGTTTTTTATGGACACAGAAAGAAAGCAAGTGGCGGAAGATATTTATATGGCACTCCAACGGCGTATTATTTCCAGATTTAAAGAGGCGGGGTTGCTGGTAATGATTTCTTCTCCACAATACGAAAATGATTTTGTAATGCGAAGGTTAAAAGAAGCGGAACGTGCCGATTATATGTATTCGGTACAATTGCCCACTTGGAAGCTAAAGCCCTATGATAAAGAGCAGGAAACATTCTGGTTTGACTCAAGAAAAAATGAATTGTTGGAGAGACTGCCAGAAGCTATTACGGGAGGAATAAATAAATTGCACGAAGCATTTGACGTGCTACAAAATATTTGGGAGATACCGAGGGAGTATAAAAGAGCATTTATTCAAGACCCAGATAAAGCTAAAAGGGATTTTGCCGCTGTTCCCTCCAAAGCCATTCAAGCGTTTTTACCAAATTGGGAAGTTATCCAAGATATGTTTACAGAAGAGGAAAGCCCGTTACAGATAGACGGAACTTATAAATTTCCCGAAGCTCCGCTAAGAGCAAACTATTATATACATATAGATTTGGCTTTAAATGTAAAAGGAAAAGGGGACTATGCTGGTATGAGTATGGTACATTTTGACGGTTATACGATAGATAAAGAAACGGGGGAAAAACGGAAAAAAATTAAAGTGGATTTAGCAGAAAGAATAAAAGCGGGCGCTTCTGGGGAAATTGAGTTTAGTGATATAAGAAACAAAGTATACGAACTAAAACGCCAAAAATTTTTAATCAAGAAAGTTACTTTTGATTCTTGGAACAGCCGTGACAGCGTACAAATTTTTAGAAGCAAAGGCATCAGGGCGGAATTGCTATCTGTAGACAGAACGGTTGAGCCTTACCAATTATTAAAAGAATTGATATACGAGCGCAGAATAAAATGCCACAAAATGCCAGTATTAGCAGAGGAGTTGTTTGGCTTGGAGATAACTAAAGCTAATAAAGTAGACCATACCCCATCTTCCAGCAAAGATGTGGCGGATAGTTTAGCGGGAGCTGTATTCAGTTGCCTTTCGGAAGAAGGATTTGAATTAGGCGTACAATCAGGGTACACTTCAAGTGATATTTCCGACTTGGAAAAGTCGGAAAAAGAAAAATATTATGAAAACCTACAGGATATGTTAGAGCAGGGACTTATTAATTAATTTTTGGTATGAAGGTACACCGTTTCCATTCAGTATCAGAGGTAAATGACTTTATGGAAAAAAATAAAGATAAAGATTTGGAATTTAAGCCATTAGCGGCAGAAGGTAAAATACTGCTATATTTTGTTATAGAGCGGGATAAGAAAGAGGAAAAGTTTTATAAAACTACCGAAGCGTAGTTTTTATTTTTTTACAAACTGTTGCTATGGCGGAAAATATATTCAAAAGGCTTATAGATAAAGTGAACTTTACCAAAGAGAAACAAGGTTTGGCAATGAACCCTACGGCTCTGGCTAGTAGTTCGCTACAAAATCATGCTGTTACAGGCTTACCGAACACTTCCAAGCTATCTTTTGAACAGCTACGAATGATAGCGGATGTGGATACAGTTATAAGGATTTGTATTGATACGATTAAAACCGTTATTTGCCAAGCAAAGTGGAGTATAATGCCCAAGGCGGATTCAGGAAGTTCGTATAACTCAGAAAACGTAGACAGGCTAAACCAGCTTTTTACTTATTTGAATTCCAATGGTGAGAATTTAAGAGAGTTTTTATCTATGGTGGTGGAAGATTTACTGGTATTAGACTTGGGGACTTTTGAAAAGGTTTATAATTTGGGCGGGGAATTGATAGAGCTAAACAGCATTGATGCCGCTACTGTGCGACCTATTTATAATATCTATGGAGAGATTGACCCAGAAAGGGCTTATGTTCAAGTTATTGATGGAAAGGTAGTAGCGGAATTCAAACAAAATGAGATGGTATTTATGATGAGAAACCCGCAAAATTCTATCAAGAGGTTTGGATACGGGCGTTCTGTTATTGAAAGTATTTTGATGACTGTCCAGTCAGCTCTAAATGCGGACTTGTATAACGCCAGAGCTTTTTCAAAAGATAATGTACCAGCAGGGTTACTTGATTTGGGGGATATGACAAACGAGGAAGCTCAAAAATTTATAGCGCTCTGGAATGCTTCTGTTATAAGTAATACCCAGAAAATTAAGTTCGCATGGGGCAAAGGAAGTTCGCAATCCAGATTTATTGATTTTGGCAGGTCGCAAAAAGATATGCAGTACATGAAATACATTGAATGGCTTTCCAGATTAAAGCTAGCGGCGTTTGGGCTGACTGGATTGGACGCAAATATAATCCAAGACGTAAATAGGAGTACTTCCGACGCTATGATGGAAATATCAAACGCCAGAGGAACTCAAAGCGTTATGAGATTGATTGAAGATTATTTTAACAGAGAAATTCTTATGCCAATGGGCATTGTAGACGTAGAATTTAGTTTCGCTAAAGATGTGTCGCTTGGTATGAAACAAAAACAAGCGGAGATAGACAGAATTTATATTGAAACGGGCGTAATATCTCCAACGTATGTAGCGAGGAGGGAAGGTTTTGATACTGATTTTAGCGAAGGTTTGGAAAGTGAGATGTATTTTTCAGAGGATGAAGACGAATTACCAGAAGGGGAGATAGAAGAAAAATCAGTTAAATCTAAAAGATACTTCAAACCCTTATATAAATAAATGCCCCCAAAAACAAACGCCGCTGGATTTTTGGATAAATTTGAACAGACAAAGGCGTACAAAGACATGGAAATTATGATTCAGAATGCTTTAAGGACACAGTGGGAAACTGCGTTATATTCGGGGGTAGTAAACAAGTTATATAAGAATTACCATAAGTTTTATAAACGGGCGTATACCGTTAAAAAAGGCTTTAAAAAGCAAGAGGAAGATGAGGAATACGATGAGTTGGAAGAGGCGGATGCTTTTGAAATGCCTATACTTCAGCAAGACAAGTTTGTG